GTATGGCGATTACCAGCGCGTTTATGTATGGAAGGACTTTTGATACTATAGGCAGAAGCAAGTTACCTATTGTTCGTGCCAAATTTGCAAAATTAGCCTGTAACAGGCGTAACTGGTTTGCTGGCTGTCCTATCGTATCAGCCATATCACCCCACGCATATTTAGTAGATTGGAGTAAAATAATAGTCCGTAAAAGTGCCTTGTCCTGCTGTCCCAGTTTTGCAATTTTGGCATCTATACCTAACTCATATAATTTCTCTTGCAGATTCACATTACGAATATTGACACCGTACTTATCCAATGTTCGGCTCATACCGACCATGCCAGATGCCATATCCTGCCATACATCCTCAAACTTAAGATTCTTTACGGAAGCTAAATCCGCTCCAATCATAGTAAGGGCATTGGATAACTTCAAAGCAGTTTCAGAAGCAACACCCATAGAGGATGCCATTTGACCAAAAGTAGCTTGATAATTCATAAGCTTTTCCGGGTCCAATCCAAGACTGGGCATTCCAGTTGCTATTAGATTCCCATATGCATCTGGTTGAAATCCTGTCATTTTACCTGTCAATGCTTTTGCTCTCTCGCTGAAAGATTTAGCATAAGCTTCAGCAGACTCATAACCAGCTTTCTTCCACTCTCCTGCCGCATTCCCAGCGACCTGTCCCCATGCAGCGTCAAAATAATTCAATGTCTCAATATAATCCATGGATGATTCTGTGGCCTTCCACAATGCTTTGGCTCCACGAATCAGCAAGAAACACTTGGCATAGAACATACCAATTTGAGAAACTAAACCTTTTGTAGCTTTGGTCGCTCTACTTGCGCTACTGGAATATACGTTTAATCCTCGGTACATCGCCGTCGATGCACTGCTAACCCTTGAACCATTTCCGGCCAGGTTAGCCAGAGCTGTTGTCATTTGTATAAGATTTTGGCTTACAGCTGGTGCATGGGATAATGTTGCCATTAATTTGGTCAATGCCGTACCAAGTGCCTGAATATTAGGAATCGCCGTTGTGGCCGCCTTGCCTCCCAGTTTAGTAATGGAAGACACAAGATTAGCCAGACTGGTTGTATCAAAGCTAAGTGAACCTATCCCATTCAAACCACTCACAAATCTCAATATCTGGTCCTTTATCGGTTTCAGATTTGTTGCGGCCTGTGTTGCTTTTGCACCACCTAATCTGGTAATATTGCTCACAAGATTATTAAGCCCAGCAAAATCGAACGCGACACTTCCAACAGTATTCATACTCGTAATGAATCCCCTTAAGGCTGTGGAAATCTGCGGAAGATTCTTGACCGACTGCGTAGCATTTGTGCTCCCAAGCCGGCTCACGCTATTTACCAGCGATACTAATCCATTCGCATCAAAAGTTAAACTTCCGGCACCATTCATTCCTGTAATAAAATCTTTCATACTGGTTTTCAGAA